AGATCGTGAAGCGGCGCCTGGACGAAGACGCGGAGGCGCAAGTAAAGCAGATCCGCGCGGACTTAGAGGCGGACCTGGGACGCGTCAAGCTGAAGCAAGCGGATCGGGAGGCGGCGCTGGCCGCGGACGCGGACGAGCTGGTGGAAGCATACCGCCGGCGCGCTAGCAGGCTCGGCCGGTAGCGTGGGCGCTCAAACCCTGGTGATCGGTTGTCTGGTGGCGCTCCAAGCGGCTCCGCCACCGTGCGACGATCCAAACGTCCGCCCGGCGAGCTGCGGAGCTCCGCCGCGGTGGATATGCCTGGCGCCGGACTTCGCGGCGGCCGATATCGCAGATCGGGAGGCGGCGCTGGCCGCGTGCGACGCGCGGCGCCGGGCGGAGCTGGCGGAGCTCCGCGTGAGCATGAGCCGAGATCTGGCCAAGCGCGGCGCGGAGCTCATGGCCGAGCGGACGCAACACGGGATCACCCTGGACGAGCTGGATCGCGTCAATCGCGCATTGAGACAAGCGGAGAATGAGGTGAGCTCCCGTTGGACCACCTGGGAGCTTGTGGGCTTTGTGGCTGGTGGGCTACTAGTGGGCGCCGCGGTGGGCGGCGTGGTGGGCTGGCATCTTACAAAGTGACGCCGCGGGACGTGATCCCCTTCTCCCGGCGGCGCTCGGCCAGCCGGGCAACCGTCCCGATCAGATCAAACTCTGGGAATGACTCCGCCAAGCGCTGGAGGTGATCCACGTTTAGCGGCGTCCGGCCGGATCGGAGATCTTCCAGATTGCGCGGAGTGACGCCAATGGCCGCGGCCACGTAGACGATCCCCAACTGGCGCGTGAGCGCGTGTAGATCTTTCATTTCAGCGCTCTCCTTCATGCCAATCTTCCCAGCGCGCGGAGGCGCAGTCTTCGCAATGCGGGAGCCCGTCCCGATCTTCGAGTCCGGGATCAGTGAAGTCTCCGCACCCGGCGCAAGTGACGCGCGCCCACGGCATGAGCGCGGGATCTTGCGCCCATGGGCGGACAATCTCCGCCACCGTCTCCGCCAGCGCCGCGGCGGGATCTGGCCGGCGGTAGATCTGAAAGCTGGCGAGCTCCGGCCACGCGAGCCGCGCGAGCGCCAGAGTATCGAGCGCCGGCGCAAGGTCCGGACGATTGACGGCCAGCGCTCGGCGCGTCCCTGGTGGAACGGCGAGCAGTGCCGCGGCTAGATCTCGGATGGTTAGTGTGTCCATTGGTTTTTCCCTTGTGAGGTGATGAAGGCGCCCACTCCACCGTGGAGTGGGCGCCGCTGGTTTCGGCGCTTAGAGCCCGATCCGATCCATAAGCGCGTCCGCCGCGTTTTCCCCGTGGCGCGCTTCGTATTCACTGATCAACAAAGCACGAACCAGCGCGGCCTCCGTTGACACGGTGGATCCGCCAATCAGCTCCACCGCCTCCACGATCACGGCGTCACTTTTGGAGGCGATACGGGCTTTCATTTTCGCGAGCGTGGCTTTCATTGGTTTCTCCCTTGTGTTTCGCGATGCGTCCCGCATCGCTTGATCTGTTTGTCTCACGGCTCGCCACGGAACACAACTAAAAATCACGCAAAAGGTGAGAAAATAAACAAGCCGCGGACGATAACTTGACAGCCTGTTAACGGCGGCTCTACTTTCGACGCTCCGCCAGCGCGGCGGGCTCGGAGTGCAGCGGCGCCACGGTGGCGCTCTCCGGTCCGTCCGCTGGCTGGGCGATGGCAAAACGCGGAGGCGAGACTATGACCACACGATCCCTACTTTATCGACTATCGGAGCTACTCCACCGGGAGGCGGACGCGGCGCGGCGCGCGGGGCTCACGCTCGAGGAGCGCGGGGAGCTCGAAGCATATGCGGCGGAGGCGGAGCGCCTGGAGCTGAAAGTGGAAGGGCTCACGGAAGAGGTGGATCAACTGAAGGCGGAGCTGGAGACGGCCAAAGATCAAGCGCTGGTCTGTGAGACAACGGCCGATGACGCGGAGAAGAAGGCCGCGGAGCTCGAAGACCGGATCGGAGATCTGGAGCTGGCGCTAGAAGATGAGAAGCGCGCGGCGGCGCAGGCGGAAGAAGAGCGCGCGGCGGCGGAGGCTCGGCTGGCGCAGTTTCGGGAGCTGTTGGCGTCATGAGAGCATTTTTTAAAGACGCGTTCATGGCCGTCGCGTCCGCGGCGCTTCTGATTTATCTCCCGGTGGCCGGCTATATCATCGGCGGCGCCATCGGCGCGGTGGGCTTCTTCGCTGGCGCGGCGCTGACCCTGGTGGGGGCGCTGGTGATTTACGAAGGGGACTGACGTGGGGATCTTCGGGCACAAGGGGCGGCCGGGGGAGCCCACGGTGGAAGACTTGGAGCGCGCGCGGCGCCGGGACTGGCTCCACGTGTCTCCAAGCCAGATCAAGACGTTTGGAGTGGAGCCGGCGGACGGGTGCGCGTCTAAGTGGTACGCGTCCACCGTGCTCGGGCTCCGCGCTCCGGCAAAGCCGCACCTGGAGACGGGCAAACGTTGCCACGCGGAGGCGGAGCGCTATCTGGAGACGGGGGAGGCGCCCGGACCGATTATCGCGGCCGGGCTCCACCACCTTCCAAGTCCACCGATTGATCCCCGGTACATTGAGCAGCATTTCGCGATCCGAGATCCCCAGCTCCGGCCGCTGGTGATCGGAGCGATTGATCTTGAGTGGCCGGACGCTCCGGTGGCGCTCGACCACAAAACCACCACGGACTTTAGATATGTCCGGACGCCGGAGCAGCTCTCGCGAGATCCACAAGGGGTGATCTATGGCGGGATCCTGGCGATGAAGCGCGCCGGCGCCACCGCCACCGGGGAGATCTACCACCGCAAGCAAGGGGACGAGCTGATCCCTTATCCGGTGTTCCAGCTCTCCCGCTTCACCGATACCCCGATCACCTTTCGCCACGTCTACTACCGGACGCGGCGGCCGGACTCCCGTATGGCCGAATACACGTTCAAGGCCGGAGAGCTCTGGAGCCGGTGGGCTGATACCGTCCGCGCTCCCGTCGCACGTATGACGGAGATCGTGGAAGCGGAGCCGGAGCTGGTGGACGTGGACCACAACCTGGACCGCTGTAGAGACTACGGTGGATGCCATCTACGCGGTGTATGCGCCGCGCTCGGCCGTGAGTCGCTCGGCTCCGCGTCCGGGCTTTTTAAAACCAAAGCAGAGAACAAGGGGACCGAACCGATGAGCGATCTATTAGCGAGACTAAGAGCGCGCAAGGCGGCGCAAGGCGCACCACCGGCGGACAGAGAGACGGAGGCGCTAGACGATCTGAGCCGGCAAAACAGCGCGGCTCCACTCCCGGAGCCACAAGCAACTCCACCAGCCGAGCCACCGGCCGAGCCACCGGCCGAGCCCACGCCACCGACGATCAACCCGCCGGACGGCGTGGCGGAGGGCCAGAGCTACACGGAGCCGGGCTCGGAGCCGGAGACGGCCTTGAATGATCGGGATCCCGTTATCCCGGCGGAGCTCGACGTACCCCACGCCGGGGAGCGCGTGATCGGGCTGAAGAAGGCGCAGCTATTGGAGGCGCTCCCGGCCGTCCGGGACCTGGCGCTGGCCGCGGATATGGAGCCGGCGGCGCAATACACCGGCCGTTGTCCGGCGGCGTTTCTCAAAGAGTTCAAGCGGACCGCGCTCCGGGACGATCTCCACGGCTTTTTGAAGTATCTGGAGGGGACGTGGAGCGCGGAGTGGTATCTGGCGGTTAAACAAGCGGCCAATGAGGGCGGGATCCCGTCCAAGGTGGCGGACGCGCTGGCGCAGCTCCCCGTGGAGAGTGCGGCGGAGCCCGTGGAAGTGGTGGACGTGGCGCCACCACCGGCGGAGGCTCGCCACGTAGAGGCGCCCACAAGCCCGGAGCCCGTGGAGCCGGCGGAGGAGACGGAGCCGATCCCGGAGCTCTCCGTACTGCTGATCGACTGCTACCCGCGCCACCTTCCCGCCGTCCCGGTCTATTTTGAGCAGTGGATCGCTCCGGCCGTGGAGGCGGTGGAGGCGGAGCGGGGAGGGGATTGGCTGGCGGAGGACTATAGAAAGGGGGAGCGCGGCGTGGCCGCGGCGCTCCGCCAGCTTGTGAGCGCGGACCGGCTCCAAGTGCCGGCGGTGCTCGTAATGCGCCGGGACTGCCCTGGCGCGGAGTACGCGATCCCGTTTCTCGTCCAGCTCTTCGACGTGGTGATCGAGGGCGTCCGCTAGTGTCCACCCTTGCCCAACGAATGGCCCACCGTCGCCGGGCTCACTCCGCCGCGCGTCCAGCGCAGCCCACCACCGCGGAGCGAGCCCGGCGGTCTTCCGCCTTCGACCTGGACGCACTGAAGCGCCCGGACTGCGGGCTGGAGCTCTTCCCGGTCCAGCGGGAGGCGCTGGACGCGTGCGCCACCCATGGCGGGCTCTACGCGCCGATTCCGGTGGGTAATGGGAAATCCTTTATCGCACTAATGGCCGGGACGGTAATGGGCGCGAAGATCTCCCTGGTCTTCACGAAAGCGAAGGTGGTGGGACAGCTCCGGCGGCAGTTTGACGCGCTCCGGGAGCACTACACCCTAGCGCCCGTGCGCGTGGCCAGTTATGCCGCGCTCTCCGGGAAGAGCGGAGAGACGCTCTTTGATAGCCTGCTAGAGCGGTGGGCGCCGGAAGAGATCGTGGTGGTCTGCGATGAAGCTCACGCCATCGCAGATCAGAAAAGCGCGCGGACTCGGCGCGTGATCCGCCTGGCGCAAGCGGCGCCGGGGATCCGTTGGGTGATGCTCTCCGGGACCATGCTCCGGAAGTCAGTGAAGGACGCGGCGCACCTGGCGGAGCTCGCGCTACGTGAGGGCTCCCCGTATCCCGCCGCGGGCGTCTTCGGTACGCGTGACCGGGCGGAGCTGGAGCAACTGGCCGCGGTCCTGGACGTGCGCTCGGAGCCGTCCCACGGGGACTTCCGAAGCTTTGCGATCCAGCGGCTTACCAAAGGCGCCGCGCTCACGGGGACGGTGGAAGCCAAAAAAGCCCGCGTGCGGGAGCTCGCCGGGCTGGCGCTCGAGAAGACGCCCGGCGTGGTGAAGGGGGAGCCGGGGGACGTAGGCGCTTCGCTGGTGGTTGTCCCGGTGGACCTGGAGACGCCCGCGGAGATTGAAGACGCTCTGAAGACGCTGCGGAGCGCCGGGAAGATGCCGGACGGGGAGATCGCGGAAGATCCTACCACGCAGCACGCCAAAGGGCGCCAGCTCTCCGCGGGCTTCTACTACGTCTTTGACTGGCCGGACGGCGTGGTGGATCACGACTGGCTAGACGCTCGGAGCGACTGGCACGCGTGCGTCAGACGAGAGATCGAGAACCACGGAGAGCGCGGCTATGATTCTGCGCTTCTGGTTTCGGAGCGCGTACAGCGCGAGATTGACGCCGGGAAGAGGCGCCGCGCCGTTCACTCCGCCTGGATCCGCTGGAAGGTGGAGAAGCTGAAGCCGGAGCCACCGCGCCGGACGGTGGTTCTGGACCGCTACCTGGCGGAAGACGTGGTGGCGTTCGCGCGCAAGCTGAAGCGCCCGGTGGTGATCTGGTACGAGTCCAACGGCTTCGGGGAGCTCCTGAAGAGCGTGGCGCCGGAGCTCCCGCTGTACGATGCGAACAGCGTGATCCCGGAGAACCCGGCGCACCTGTGCGCGGCGAAGTGGCTGTGTCACGGAACGGGCCGGAACCTTCAAGCGTGGGATACGGCGATCATCGTGGAGCCGCCATCGGCTGGTCACCAGTGGGAGCAACTCCTGGGGCGCCACCACCGGACCGGACAGACGGCGGACGAGGTGACGTATTATGTCTACCAGCACACGCGCCCCTTCAAGCGCGCCCTGGAGAGCGCGGAGAACAAAGAGCGCTTCGCAGCGGCGGCGGGGCGTGAACGGCGGCGGCTGCTGTATGCGGACCGCGGGGAGACGGTGAAGCGATGAGCGAGCGCGCTTGTAGGCATCTAGCTTTCCGCGGCGAAATGTGCGCGGACTGCGGCGTCAACGTCTTCGATCTTCAACGTTCGGCCAGAGCGAACGAAGGCGAGAACCATTACGCGCCGGAGAGCGGTCTGGAGCGCCTGGCGGCGCGCGAGGCGATGAAGCCGATCGCCATGGACGGGCGGGAGTCTAACGACTGGCGCGGGGCCTTCGCTCCAGCGCCCAAGCCGCGCCCCGACCTGCTACCGGCGGGCGCATTGCTAGCGGCGGGCGCCGCTATGGCGGGACGCACGGACCGCGACGAACAAGATCAGCCGGGATTCTATGGGATCCCGGCGCACAAATACCGGGCGAGCCTTCTGCGCCACGTTCTGGCTTACATGGCCGGGGAGTGCGTGGATCCGGATAGCGGGTTGTCCGCTCTGGCTCACGTGATTAGCAATGCCGCGATCCTTTGGGAAAAGGACCGGCTGGGAAAGTCGAAAGACGAAAGCGAGTAACACAATGGGAATTTTCAAAGGCGCGAAAGACGTGAAGGTTCTGGGCAAAGGTCAAAACATTCTTCCGGGGATGCACCTTCTTCGGGTGAAGAAAATGATCACCCACGACAGCACCGATCCCCGCAACCGTGGTACAAGCTTCGCCGTCCATGAGTTCGAGGTGGTGAAGAGCGAGGGCGGGCGTCCGCTCTCCGCCAAAGAGGGCTCCCCGCTCGCGGAGAAGCTGAGCCGTCCGCACAGGATCGGGGACTCGGTAAGCTGGGTTTTCAAGGTGAACAGCGACACGGCGATAAGCAACTGTAAGCAGATCTGCGGCGCCGTCTCCGGTGACGAGCCGGACAGCTTCGGGGAGGAAGAGCTGGAGCTCATGTACTCGCCGGAGCAGCCCGGCGCGGGCGTTCTGGTCTGGTGTGATGCCTTCATGATCGTCACCCGTGAGAAGGGTAACGACTTCTGCGTCATCCGGTGGTCCACCGCGGACGCTTCGGACCTGGAAGACTGATTCATGAGCTGGGGAATTGTGCAGCTCCCCGGCTCCGCGCTCTGACACGTGGCGCGTTAGAAAATGGCGTATCCGTGGGCCATGAAGGCCCGCCCCTTTTTTTTCTCGCTCTCTGGTCCGCCTTCTTCCTGTGTTTGAAGGTAGGGCCGGGGAGCTCTTTCAAACACAGGAAAACCGAAGACATGAGCAGCACCGGACAACGGATCAGGTTACGAGACGACAGCTATTTTACTCCGCCGTGGTGCGTGCGTGCGCTGGTGGGGGAGCTCGAAGGCTGGGATCCGCGCACCATTTTCGATCCGTGCGCCGGGGACGGCCAGATCTTGGACGAGCTGGGCCGGATGTTTCCGGCGGCCGTACTGGTGGCCAATGAAGTCCGCGCGGAGGAGCTGGCCGGGCTAGAGCGCCTGGTGGCGCGCGCTCCGCGGCCGGGCGTCGCCATCGCGGGAGACGCGCGGGACATACTAACGCCGGATAGCGTGGAGGGCTGGATCGTCACTAATCCGCCGTTCAACCTGGCCGGGGAGCTGATCCCGCTCATGATCGAAGCGGTGAAGCCCGGCGGCGGCGTGGCCGCGCTGCTTCGGTGTTCTTGGCTGTACCCACAAAAGCGCGCCGATATACCACCACCGGCGGCGGTGATCGGGCTCGGCCGGCGGCCTTCGTTCGCGCTCGTTTGTCGCGGTGGCTGCGGTGAGCTCTCCGGCTGGACGCGCCACCGCTCCGGCGGCCGTTGTCCGCATTGTGGAGAGGGGCGCCTGGAGCGCGCCACGGACTCCGCTGATTATGCGTGGCACGTTTGGAGTGGGCCGGGCTCGGACCGGAGCCAATTCTGGATCGCGAGGTGCTACCGATGATTGCGATCGGTTTTGACACGGAGACGTGGCCTTTTGCTCCCGGAAGACAAGCGCCGCGGCTCGTTTGTGGCCAGTTCTACAGTCACCAAAACGGCGCCATTGTGGCGGCTCGCGATGACGCCGCGCGGCGCTTCGGTGAGATCGTGACGAGCCTGGAGAGCCACGATCTAGAGCTGGTGGGGCTCAATATCGCCTTTGATCTGGCCGTGATGGCTAATCACGATCTGACGCTCATGACGCCCATTGTCGCCGCGCTCCGGGCTGGCCGCGTTTGGGATGTGGGGATCTTCGAGCGCCACCGCGCGGTGGCGCTCGGCCACCTAAAGAGCGATCCGGAGCTCCGCGGCGCTCCGCCCACGTTTAGCTTGGCGGAGCTGGAGAAGAAGTATCTGGAGACGGACCGAACCGCGCTGAAGAAAGGGCCGGACACGTGGCGCCGGCGCTATCATGAGCTAGACGGGATCCCGGTGGCGGAGTGGCCACGGGAGGCGGTGAGCTATTGCGAGGATGACGCGCGCAATCCGGTACTGATCCGAGATCTCCAGCTTGAGCGGGACGGGCTCCCGCCGCTCTTCCGTGAGTCCGTCCGCCACGCGTTTAGCTATGAGCTGGCGCGGTGCAGAGGATGGCGGACCGATGGCGCGGCGGTGGCGGACCTGGAGGCGCGCTTGCGTCAATCGGTCCGTGAGTCCATGCCCGTGTTATTGGCGGCCGGTATCGTCCGGCCGGATGGCTCAGAGAACCAGACGGAGACGAAGCGCCGCGTTTATGCAGTGGCCGGACCCGGCGCGCGGCTCACCCGTAAAGGGAAGACGCTGGAGCGCGCGGGGGAGCTCCCGGAGCCGGGGACGGACGCGTGGCTTAAGTACGTGGCCACCGACGCGGACACCCTGGAAGAGTGCCGCGGGCAAGATCCCGCGCTCGACGCGTGGACGGACGTGAAGGTGGATCGGGCGGAGCTCTCCACCTTTATCCCTAAGCTGAGGCTCGGGACGCAGTATCCGATCTCTCCGCGGTGGAATCTGATCGTGAGCTCGTACCGTTGCAGTGCGAGCCAGCCAAACGTCCAGCAACAACCCCGGCGCTCCGGCGTCCGGGAGTGCTTTGTGCCGCGTGCGGGCTACGTCTACAGTTCCACGGACTTCCACGTGGCGGAGCTGTGCTCGCTCGCTCAGTTGTGTCTGGACTTGTTTGGCGCTTCCGAGCTGGCCACCGTGATCAATGCTGGCCGCGATCCCCACCTTGTGTTTGCGGCGGACCTGGCTGGCGTTAGCTATGAGGTGGCCGCGGAGCGCCACGCCGCGCGGGACAAGCGGATCAAAGAGCTCCGGCAAGCTGCGAAAGCTGCAAACTTTGGGATCCCCGGTGGGCTTGGTAAGCGCGCGCTCCGGTCTTTTGCCAAGGGATACGGAGTGGAGCTCACGGAGAGCGAGGCCGGAGATCTTCGGGAGAGCTGGCTGGATCGCTTCCCGGAAATGCGGCTCTACTTCCGGTGGATCTCCCAACAATGCGGCGCGCTCGGCTCGTTCACGCACCACCACCCGCGGACGGGCTTTATCCGCGGAGACGTGGGCTATACGGACGGCTGCAATCACGGTTTTCAGCATCTCACCGCGGTGGGCTGTAAGGAGGCCATGGCGGACGTGCAAGAGCGGTGTTTTTTGGGAGCGCGCGGCCAGCTCTGGAGCTCATGGCCGGAGCTCGAAGCCGCGATCAAGGCTGGCGAAGAGGATCCGCTGGTGGGCTCCTACGTGATCGGGATGATTCACGACGAATTGATCTGTGAACACCCGCGCAGCGTGGCGCCGGAGGCGGCGGACCGCGTGGCGGAGCTTATGGTGGCCGCTATGAATCGCTGGACGCCGGATGTTCCGGCCAGCGCGGACGCGGCGCTTATGCCGCGATGGTTCAAGGACGCGGAGCCGGTCCGGGATGGCGCCGGCCGGCTGATGTTATGGACGCCGGAGGGAGCGGTGAGCGTATGAGACTGAAGAAGTGGCTGGACAGAGAAGAGCGCCGGGAGAGCTGGCTGGCGCGGCGCTTGGGCGTCACACGCTCGGCGGTGAATCATTGGACGGCCGGGATCTCCAGACCGTCCGCGGTGAACCTGGCGCAGATTGAACGGCTTACCGCTGGAGAGGTGACGGCGGTGGATTTTGAGCCGGAAGAGGTGAGCCCGTGAAAGTGACAGTCTGGCCGGATCGCTATGTCTCGGGATGGAACGGAGACGAGACAGACGGCCTTGTGGCGTTCCCTGTGATGGATATCGCGGACGCTCTAGCGGAGACGTGGCACACTGACGCTCACTTCGTCCCGTATTACGTCCCTGGCGAAGACGCGATCCCGCGCGTCAATCTGGGAGGCTGGCGCGCGCTTGAAGAGCTCGGGAGCGCGCCTGTTTTCGACGGCGCAGTTTTTGACGTGGACGCGCCCGGCCACCAGCGGAGCCCGGAGTGGGACGCGGCGCAGCTCAAAGCGCTGGACGCGCTCCCGGTGGAGATCTCCGATTTTGCCCACTATTGGACGCGCGGAGGCTATCGGCTCGTTTATGACTTCGGGGAGCCGGTGGAGCGCGGCCGCTTCAAGCGCCTATGGTCGCAGCTCTCCGCCCGGCTCAAGTCCGCCGGCGTGGTGGTGGACGATCTCCGGGACGTTACCCGTTGTTATCGGCTCCCCAATGTGGTCCGGGACGGCCAGCGCCAGCCGGCGGACGTGGAGCTGGACAACTTCGGACCGATGGACTTGGTGGAGCTCTTCGACGGTGACACCGGCGGCGCCGGGGACGATCACGATCCCAGCCGTCCCTTCAAGGGGGCCGATGGCGTCCGGACTCCGCTCCAGCTCCCGAAGCTGATCGAAGAGAACCGGAACGTGACCCTGATAAGGCTTGGCGGGCGTCTCCGGAATATCGGGCTGGAAGAGCCGGAGATCTTGGCCGCGCTCCGGGAGGTCGCGCGTCTTCGAGCTCCCGACTGGACACCAGAGCGGAACGAGCTGGAGCGCCTGGCGTCCAACTCCGCCAAGTTCAAGACCGCTTCACTGGTGGAGGCGGTGGCGCCGCCGGTCCCGACTGACGCGGACGATCTGAAGTTCGCGCTGGGCTCGGAGGCGGAGATCGCGCGGGAGGTAATCGAAGAGCTCCAGATCGGAGACGTGGCGCCGGTCTATGACCGAGGCAAGGTTCGGATCTATCGTCCGGCTGTCGGTACATGGGACGAGCTCCACGCCGCGGAGATCCGCGCAATCGTGGCGCGGTGGGATGGCGAGTGGATAGGAACCGGCTCATATAACCCGGACGGATCGCCAAAGGCTCGGCCGCTCAAGGTATCCAGCGCGCTCTCTAAGGGCGTGGTGGATCTGGTGGAGGTGTACTCGGACCGGCGTGGCTTCTTCGACGCGGCGCGCTTCGGGCTCACCTTCGCAAATGGCTTTGTGACGGTGGAGGGCGGCTCGGCTCGCCTGGAGTCGTTCGATCCCGATCAACGCTCCACGGACGCGCTCCCTTATGCTTTCAACGGCTCGGCGCGGCCGCTGGCCTTTGTGGATATGCTCCGCGCCTGCTGGGCCGGGGAGCCGGACCTGGCGGACCGGATCCGGCTCGTCCGTGAGTACATCGGCGCGTGTTTGCTCGGCATGGCGCCCACGTATCAGAAGGGGCTGATCTTTGTCGGAGACGGAGCTAATGGCAAGTCGACCATTCAAGAGGTGATCCGCGCGCTCTTCGATCATGGCTTTGTGGTGGCCATACCACCGCAGGAAATGGGGCAAGAGTATCGCCGCGCCATGATGGCCGGAGCCCGGCTAAACGTTGTCAATGAGCTACCGGAGGCGGAGATCATGGACTCGGAGGCGGTGAAGGCGGTGGTAAGCGGGGACTTGATCACCGCCCGATTTATCCGGGAGGCGCCTTTTACATTCCGGCCGCGTCTCGGAAACCTGTGGGCGGCCAATGCGCTCCCCGGCGTCCGCGATATGTCGCGGGGATTCTGGCGGCGCTGGCTGGTGCTCACGTTTGATCGGGAGTTTGAGCCGGGAGAGCAAGATCGCGGGCTGGCGGCTCGCATCATAGCGGAAGAGCTCCCGGCGCTGGCCTCCTGGGCTATCACCGGCGCGGCCGATCTGGAAGCACGCGGCCACTATATCGAGCCCACCAGCTCCACGGCCGCGGTGGATGAGTGGAGGCTATCCGCGGACATTGTGGCGCGCTTTGTGGCGGAGAAGACCGTGGAGACGGCCACGTGCGTCTCAGGAGCTCGGGAGCTCTATCAAGTCTTTTCTACGTGGGCCATGGCCGGAGGCCACCGGCCGCTCTCCGTGGTGAAGTTTGGAAAGGCGCTCACCCGGCTCAAGATCCGAAAGACGCGGAGGAGCTCCGGCGTCAAATATGCGATCCGCGCTAACCTGGCGCTGGCCGATTCTAAGCCCGGAGCTGAAGAGGGCGCCGCGTGAGCGTAGGGATCCCTACATCGGGAGCGTATAGCAGGATCTTGGGTTTTCCCTGTGATCTCCATACCCTATGTATAATTTGTAGGATAGCGTATAGTTTCCCGCCCATACCCATAATGCGCGTGTGCGTGTGCGTGCGCGCGTGCGCGCGTTATAGGTATCACCAGAAAACTATACGCGTTTATACGACATCCTACATAGGTTACTGTTTTCAATGGGCTTTTAGAGTAGGGATCGGCGTTCAACTATACGCCAAACCATACGCTTTAAGCGCTCAACTATACGCTTCGACGGGATCGGGAGGCTCTGGCGGTGAATAAGTGGCAGACATTGGTGGAGGGGAGACTGGTGGAGCGCGCCGGGCGTGGAGCGCCTGGTGAGCACTACGAACAGCGGAAGGTGGTGGAGAAGCTGGAGGCGGCGGGGATCGCTTTCTTCGCCGTCCCTAATGGCGGGAGGCGGGATATCAAAGAGGCGGCCAAACTGAAGCGGGAGGGCGTCCGGCGTGGAGTGCCGGACCTGGTGATCCTGCGAGCTCCGCCGGCGTTCCCTAAGTGGACGGGCGTGGCGCTCGAAATGAAGCGCGCTAGCGGGACGTTCACGGACGTGAGCGAAGATCAACGCGTTTGGCTTAGTCGCTTCCAGATGGCGCGGCGGATCCCGGTGGTGGGCTATGGCTGGCGGGATGCGGTGGAGAAGCTAAAGGCGCTGGGCTACGTCCTGGCGCTTGTGATGGCGCTGGCCGGTCCCGTGGAGGCGCGCGCGCCGGAGTGGACGCCGCGCTCAGTCCCGGCGCCGCTGACGGTGGCCGTGGAGCTCCACGTGGCGGCGCTGGTGGCGGACGTGGATCCGCTATGGCTGGCGGCGGTGACGTACACGGAGAGCCGGTGGATCGGACGTAAGGCCGGAGACGGTGGCGCGTCCGTGGGGATCTGGCAAATGACCGCAAGCGCGGCGCAAGCGGTGGCGCCCTGGTGGAGCCGGGAGACGGCGCGCAAGGCGTTGAGTCTGCCCGTGGTGCGCTCCGTGGTGGCCGGGCTCTATTGGCGCCGATTGATCAGACGGTACGGGAGGCGCTCAGCTCCGGCCGTCTACACGTGCGGACCTAAGTGCAAGGGTATGAGCTCGACGCGGACCGCGCGAGCATATGAGCGCCATTATCGGCGCATGAGGAGAAGCAAGTGAGCATGAGCCAAAGGGATCAGATCCGACACTGGCGGACGCGTGCGCTAGTGGCGGAAGCATCTAACGAGAGCGCCGCGGCCTTTGTGGAGGCGGAGCGCCAGCGCGCGGCCGCGGCGGTGGAGGCGGTGACGCGGACCGTGGAAGCGGCGGCCGGTATGAGGGCGGCGCTTATGGAGATCTCCGGGAGGCGCTGGATCAGTCGCGGAGCTCGGCGCCGGATAGCGGACGCGCTGGCCGGGACGCTTGGCGCCACCATGGCGGCCGAGCTGAAGCAGAGCAAGGGGAGGGAGCTGGCGCTGGCGCATTTCGCGGACGCGGTGGATCTTTGGCTGGCCGATGGCGGAGAGCTGGAGGACTTGCGCGCTCGGCTTGGAGATCTCCGCGCGGCGCTCGGGATGGCTGACCCGGACAAGCCGGAGGCGGAGGGCTCCCCGGAGGCGGTGGCGCCTGGTGGTGATCGCGATGAGTGAGGCGAGCGGACGCGCGGCGGAGGCGCGGCGGACGTGGCTTTGTGGGTCCTTCCACGGGGGCGCAGCGTGCCGGTTCCGCGCGGC